CCGCCGGTTCTTCGGTGGCAAAGCGTTTGAAAAGGCTGGTGAACATGCGCAGAAGCTTGCCTTCTTCGCTCTGGCCACCCTTGTCGTCCTGGAATGCGCCCAGCTCGAGCGGGACGCTGTAGTAGGCGGCCCGGCTGGTGCGCTTGGAGAAATACAGCTCTTGCGTGCCAAGGCTGGCAGGCGAGTCAGTGACAGCCAGGCCGGTGAGGTAGGCCTTGCCGGTGTTGGCGAAGTTGGGGGTGATTTCGATGCTGGAGAACAGCTTTTCGCCCTGATCGTTGAGCCACAGCAAGCGATCGTTGGGCTTAAGTTGCGCTTCCAGGGCGACTTGCCCTTCTTTCAGATCCTCGGCCTGCTCAACCAAGCGAACCGAGAAGACTGTCCCGTGCGAGCCATACCAGCGCTCGTGCTCGCACCAGATCACTGCGGTGTATTCCGATGGGTTGTACGTCTCGGCGATATCGCGCAGTTCCTGGGGAAGGATCTCGCGGCCATCCACAGTGGGACCGCTTTTGGCAACGCGCTTCCAGTACGAAACGAGGGAACGGGGCATGGGGGAGTCTGCTGGTTCATGGCTTTGAGGCCCCCACCATATGAAGTCGAGCCGTCTGCAACAAACGGTTTAACTGCGCTCACCTCCTATTTGCACGTTATAGGATAAATGCGGAAATATACCGGAAGTTAGCATCCTGATCGGCGCTTAGACTGCGCCGCATGTACTACTCGAACGAAGTCAAAGAAGCTGCCAAACGCCTTTTCCTGCGTCGCTGCAAGGCGAAGGAAATCCAGGCGCAACTCGGGCTGCCTAACGTCCGGATCGTCTACTACTGGATCCGGCAGGGCTTATGGGAGGACATGCTCACCGACGAGGAGCCGCTGACCGCCGTCAGCCGTCGCATTACCTTGCTGTATGAAAAGCCCGGGGTATTGAGCGAGGCCGAGCAAAACGAGCTCGACAGGCTCATCACCCAGCGCGAGCGCCTGGCCAAGCAGTGCGCCAAACCGGCCGCACCTGCACCACAAGCCGAACCTGCTGTAAGCCAGGGCGATGATCAGCCGCGGCGTGAGGAGCGAGGTCAGCGCCGGAAAGGCGAACGCGGTGAAGGCAAAAAGCCGAAGGCGCCCAAAAACGACGTCACCGGGCTGACTGAGGTCGACTTCCTCGACAAGTTCATCAGCAAGATGTTCGGCTACCAAAAAGAGCTGTTCGCCGCCAAGCAGAACCCGCTCACCGCCCGGATCCGCAACATCCTGAAATCCCGCCAAGTAGGCCTGACCTACTACTTCGCCGGCGAGGCATTCATGGATGCCGTGCTCACCGGTGACAACCAGGTATTCCTGTCGGCCAGCCGGGCCCAGTCCGAAATCTTCCGCAGCTACATCATCTCGTTCGCCATGGAATGGTTCGGCCTTGAGCTCACCGGCAACCCCATTGTCCTGAGCAAGGACGGCAAGCCGTGGGCCGAGCTGCGGTTCTTGAGTACCAACAGCAGCACCGCCCAAGGCCACCACGGGCACGTCTACGTCGACGAATACTTCTGGATCAAGGATTTCGAGAAGCTGAACAAAGTGGCTTCGGCCATGGCCACCCACAAGAAATGGCGCAAAACCTATTTCTCGACGCCCAGCGCCGTCACGCACCAGGCCTATCCCTTCTGGACCGGCGAGTCCTTCCGCAACCGCAAGAAGAAGCGCGGCACCCCTGCTGTGGCGGAATGGCCAGCGGCGACGGAATACAGCGCCGGCGCGTTGTGCCCGGACGGTCAGTGGCGCAAGACCATCACCATCCTGGACGCGATCAAGAGCGGCTGCGATCTGTTCGACCTCGAGCAGCTGCAGCTGGAGTACGACGACGATGCGTTTGAGCAGCTGTTCATGTGCAAATTCATCGACAGCTCGCAAGGGGCCTTCCACTTGTCCGACTTGGAGCGCTGTTACAGCGACCTGTCGTTGTGGACAGACTTCGATCCAGACGACCTCCGGCCGTACGGCAATAGTCCGGTCTGGGTCGGCTACGACCCCAGCCGAACCCGGGACGACGCAACGTGCGTGGTTATCGCGCCACCGCTCGAGCAGGGAGCCAAGTTCCGGATCCTGGAGAAGCACAGCTGGCGGGGCCAGTCATTCAAGTACCAGGCCAGCCAGATCAAGAAGCTCACCGAGCGTTTCAACGTCCAGCACATCGGCATCGATACCACTGGGATCGGCTACGGGGTGTTCGACATGGTGCGCGACTTCTACCCGCGGGCCCAATCGATCCATTACAGCCTGGAAGCGAAGAACGCCCTGGTTCTCAAGGCCCAGGACACCATTCAGCACTCCCGAATCGAGTGGGATGCTGGCTGGAGCGACATCGCGCAGGCCTTCCTGACGATCAAGCGCGGCACCACCGCCAGCGGCCAGGTCACTTACAGCGCATCCCGTACAGAGGCCACCGGCCACGCCGATATAGCGTGGGCCATCATGCACGCCCTCTACAACGAACCCCTCAACAACAACCGGCAGCGGCGCAGCCGCTACGTCACCAGCGGACAAGGTACCCATGCCTCCAGATCAACTGATTCAGCAACCAGCCAGACAACCCGTGCGAGCCTTCACGTTCGGCGCTCCCGAGGCCGTACTGACCGAAAACATGGGCAATTACCTGGGCGTGTTTCCCAGCAACGACGGCACGCTGTACACGCCGCCTGCCTCTCGCATGGGCCTGGCCAAGCTGTTGCGGGCGAACGCGCACCACGGCGCCATTCCGCCGTTCAAGCGCAACTTGCTGCTGCGTGAATTCATCCCGTCGCGTGGTTTCAGCCTGCAAGCGATGAACCGGTCAGGTCTGGATTTCGTCGTTTTCGGCGAGGCCTACCTGCTGCGCAAGCGGAACGCCTTTGGCCAGGTGATCGAGATGGAACACCTGCCGGCGATCAATATGCGGGTGAAGGTCGACGGTGGGTTTGTGATGCTGATGCCGGATGGCAGTCGCATTGAGTTCGACCAGGAGGAGGTCGAACACATTCTCAACTACGACGTTCAGCAGAATATTTACGGGATTCCCGACTACCTGGGCGGCCTGCAGGCGCTGCTGCTGAACGAGTCCGCCACCCTGTTCCGCCGGCGCTACTACAACAACGGCGCTCACGTTGGTTACATCTTCTACTCCAACGACCCGAACATGAGCGAGGCCGACGAGAAGGAGCTGCAGGCGCAGATCTCCGGCAGCAAGGGTGTGGGTAACTTCCGCAGCATGTTCGTGAACATCCCAGGCGGCGCCGAGAAGGCCATTCAAATCATCCCGGTCGGCGACTTCCAGTCGAAGGACGACCTCGAAAAGGTCAAGAACATTACCCGCAACGACATCATCGCGGCTTGGCGCATGAACCCGGCCCTGGCCGGCATCATTCCCGAGAACAGCGCAGGGTTTGGTGACATCGAGAAGATCGATCGGGTCTACACGAACAACGAGATCCGGCCCATCTGCCAGATGTTTAACCAGGTCAATGACACACTGCGTGAAGACAGGCGGATTGGCTGGAAAGACCCCAAAACAGCAAACGAATCCACTACATCCGGTAAAGATTCGCAGGTGAAGTAACTGGAAAATGACGGCATAATGATGGCGCATCTGAACCCTGGGGAGGGACACCATGCGAGTCAACTGCACGACTTGTGGCCATAAAGGCCGGATCAGCTCGCGGGAAGAGGTAACCCGCGCCTACGCTAAGCTGTACTGCCAATGCCTGGACGCCAAGTGCGGCCACACGTGGGTATCTGAACTCACGTTTTCACACACGCTGCGGCCATCCGCTCAGCAGCTGGATACGCTAATCCTGGATCGCTTCAGGAGCCTTCCGGCAGAGCAACAGAGGGAACTGTTCGAGCACATGAGCAGACCCGCAGCCTGATAAGAACCGCCGACCGATTGGTCGGCGGTTTTGTTTGGATGACTCAGGATTCCGTGTCGTCCGGGTTATTGGCCAACTGGTCAATCAAGCGCCTGACCTGACGTCGTTCCAGCTCGGCCATCTGGCGAAACAGGCGAATTAACCGCCGCTCGTTCTCGCTCAAGCAGGACCACTCGAAGTCCACCAGTTCAGCGCAATCCTGCTCAGCTACTGCCAAATTCAACATTTGCTAACTCCTTGATATGCAATGTGAATTTGGAGTTAACAGGGCAGTTTTCAGGCTTCAAATGGGAGCGCGACGAATGGATGGCGACCTACTGGTTAGCGTCATCGAACATGGCCTTCAGGAAGCGACGCAGGGCGCGCTGATCTTCCTCGGGAATCAGCCTGTACTGAGCAATA